CAATGCAGGGCTGGCCCTCAAGGTCATCCCAAGGGATAGGTTGGTCGGTGGCCATGATCTTCTCCCACGGGGCCACCACGGTGTAAGAGTCCACCGCCGGGCGGTTCATGCGCTTGGTCATGAACTCACTGGCCATGGATGGCTGGTGCTTCGCCAATTCATACTCCTGCTCCATCTGAAACCTGAGTGTCGGGAAGTACGGCAGCGATGGATTGGCCTTCACCCACATGGCCGGGTCATCCCGCTCCTCCTCCTCATCAATCTCATAGATGAGAGGGAGGAACCGCAGATTCGTGATCTCCCCGGACAGCACCTTATCCGATAGTTCCAGGAGTTCGTCTAGAACACCACCGCGGACGTAGCCATTGGTGGTGATGTAGAAAATCCGGGAATGCTCTCGCTTTCCGAATCCACTTCGGAACACGTTAATAAGGTCCCAGTTCTCATACTCATGGACCTCATCGAACACCAAGCAAGCGGAGCGACGACCGTCCTTAGTCCTAGAGTTGGAGGTGTTGTACTTGATGTAACTGTTAGTCTTGAGGTTCACGATCATCTGCTTGGTTTTGTAGAAGAACCTCTTGGACTTGGCCCAGGTACGCTCTAGAACCTCATAGATGTCATTGAACGAGGTCATAGCCTGATCCTGGCTGTTGGCGATAATGTCGATGTTGTAACCCGGGATTCCGTGGTAGTGCGTACTCAGATACCAGGTCAAGCCTGAGATGAACTTGTTCTTGCCGTTGCCACGCCCCACCAAGATGAAAAACTCCGTGAATACCAGCGTACCGTCTTCATGGTAGGCGTGAACAAGGGCAATGATAAAGAGCTCCCAAGGCACCAACTTAATCTCGAAATACTTCTCGATGAGCTCGACGGCCTTTTTCGCCTTTTCCTCATCGATATACACTCCCGGTGCGTCCAACTTTGACCTGATATAGGGCATAGCCTTCCGGAGCCGCCTGGAGGCGGGTATCTTACCGCTCTCAATAGCTTCCATGTAGTCATCGATATACAGCCTACATCTCCTCGTCGTCATCCGAACCAGCCTCGAAGTTTGCAGCCCTTAATCCCAGTTCCCTTAGCAGCTCCAGCATCTGTTTATTTACCTTGACAAGGTTTCCCACGCTGTCGTTCTTCTTATAACCCCATTGGTTCTCGCCATTCTGATATTTGATCATGACACCACGTTTTGTGATATCCGAAATGAGCGCATTCTTGGTATCCCATAGGGCCATGTAGTCCTCGATAAGGTCAAGGTAATGTTGGCCGTACACCCCTTGACGCTCCAATTGGTCCGTCAAGTCCTGTCTGATTTGCTCTCGAATCTGCTCTTTTTTCATCTTGGCCACACCACCTCACCTCCTAAAACTTAGCAAATTGCTCTAAAACCACCCCACCTCATGCGAAAAACCGAAAAACCTGTTTTGTCAGAAGCCCCTCGCCGGTCCCCAAGGCCGCTTGCAAATCGATTTTTCTGACCCGGGGGGTATGTGTTTCAACGTCATTTCCTTTTTATTGCCTGCATCAATAGGTACAAATAAACCGCTCCCGCATTTTCTGCATCTCTTTCCATCTGCTGTTCTAATCGGATACATTTCTTTATGCCAACAATCCTTACACTCTAGGATTACATATCCAGCCATGATTACCACCTCTCCGGGAATCGTTCGGCCAACTTGTTCCGCTTAGACTCCATGATTCGATGGATGAACCGCTCCGGATGCTCTCTGTTGTGACACGCAGCACACACACTCAAGAGATTATCATTATCGAATGCCAGGTCCGGCCTATTCTCCAGGCGGAGTATGTGGTGCACCGTTGTGGCCGGAGCAAACCCGCCTTCCTCTTTGCAAATCTGGCACTCGAAGTTGTCTCGCTGAAGAATTTCCAGACGCTTCTTCTCCCAGATGGTACTCTTGTAGAACTTCCCTTCCTCAATGAGCTTGAGAACCTGCTCGAGAGAAAGAGTCACACAGGCGCTCACCTCCCGCTTATGTACCGCAGGCTCTCTGCGGGATGTTGGATCGCCTCCTAGGTTTCCTCCAATGCGCCATTGCACTCTACACAACACTCGGGATAGTCTCTACCCACAAATTCGTATACTCTTTCTAGTCCGCAATTCAAACATCGGTACATGGCTGTCCTTGGATTAAGCACACCCTCGATGTCCCATTCTCCTTTGAGTGCTCGGTCCAACTCCTCCTCAATGTACTTCTTCAGGTCCTCGTCCTTAGTATTGCGATAAATAACTCCCAAAATAGCTAGTACGTGTTCAAAAACATCGGTGTCAGTGATGCTTACCGATACATTTAACACCGTTCTTTCTTTCGGTTTAGCTTCGGTCACAAAACTCACCACCATTTTTAATACGCCTGCCCCCACCCCGGCTCTGTCAGTGGCGTATAGTCCCCTCCTGCTGTGCAGGCAACCAAATTATTAAGCGAACTTCAACTCTTGTTGCACGGCCCCTCCGGCGCGCCACAAGCCCCGGCGCTCGTATCATCACGCCGGGGCCTCGGGCCTGGGATCGTATCGCGCGCCGTGCCCGATAAACTCTGCTTCGCCAAGGGCAGGGGAAGATTTAAGCCGCCCACAGGGGCGGCCTTTAGTTGTATCCAAACGGATTTCTCTCCCGGACCTGGAGGAACAGATTCCCTGTCCCTCCAAGCTCCCTTCTGCCGCCATAGAAATCGCATTTGACCTGTATTCGCACGTCCCGCTCCCGCAATTGGTTTGCGTGAACCAAAATGTCGGTGCCTTCCACCTGCATGTCTTTTTCCTCGACGACCCGAGACTCTGAAGGGAGAGGCAACAACCCGTGCTTCAACATCGACTTGACCAAGCGCACGGCTTTGTCACCCTTGCTCGTCGTACTTTCTGCTCGGTCAAAAGCGAGTGCATCCCACGCCAGATCCCTGAACTTCAACTCGACACAATTCGGGATGTCCTCAGGCGGCACCAAGTACCCCTCGGCGGTCGGCTCCGGCCAACCGGGTTGATAAGCCTGCCGCAGCGGGTAGTTTCCAGTCATCACGACTGCTACCCCACTTGCCGTGGGGTAAACATACACACGGCGCACCGCCGGGCAGACATGCGCCCGAACGTCGCTCTGCTCGGTATGAATGCCGTAGTCAATAAGCGAGGCCTGGTTCATTCCCCCAGACCTCCCATCCCGGCGCAGGCCGCCGCGCAAACAACTCAATACGCTTGCCGTGCGGGTACAGCGTGTCGATGATCTGCCGGAACTCCTCGGGCTTGCGGCTGTGCTCCGTGCGCTCGATGCTTTGCACGCTGTCGAACAGCTTCGGCACGTCGGGTGTGCAGCTTCCACGGGTGCAGATCAACAGGAACTCATGGCGCACGCTGTTGTAGTGCCCCATGTTGTGCTTGACCTTATCCCACACGAATGACGCCTTGTACTTGAACCCCCAGGCCCGGATGACCCGGAAACAGTCCTCCAGCATCGGCGATGTAACCCACAGGAACAGGACGGCGTTATCGTCCGCCAAGCCCTCTACCGGCAAGGCGCACAACTCGTCGATGCTCATGGTCGGATAGTGGTTCTCGGCAGATCCGTAGCCTTCGGTCAGCTTATCACCATACGACCAAGGCGGGTCGGCATAGATCACGCGGTACTTGCCCGAGGGAGGAGCGACCTCTTTGACCGTCTCCTTCTTCACGAGACGGCGCGCGTCAACAACACTTTTCGCCTCGCCGGACAGCACCTTCTCGATGATCGCCTTCTGCTTCTCAGGCTCAAGTTGGGCCACCCTCTGCACATCCTTCGCAGTGAGCGGCGCATCGCGTGTGAGGATCTTCTCCCGCACCTCCTCGCCGACGTTCGCAGCGATGGTGTCGACAGCGCGGGCAAACTTCGCAGCGCGCTCAACGGTGGCGCGACCGACCTTGTTCTCTTCAGCTATGATCTCGGCAGTGGTTTTGGGCACCTCACTTTGAGGGTCCGAAAACGTGCGCCCTTCTCTGCCATGGGCCGGCTTCTTCCGCTCCTCATACTGCTTGCCAATCAAATAAGCCCGCTGCTCCGGCGTCAGGTTCCGACGACCAAGCTGGTTGCGGATGATCCACTCGCGCGCCTCCGACCTGTCGGTGAAGTCGCGCCGCACGACCTTGAACGGAACACCACGCCGCGTGCATATCTCGTAGCGATTGTGGCCGTCGATCAACACGTCCCCCCATGCCACAAGTGGGTCGCGGCAACCTTCGGCGACGATGCTTTGTTCGAGAAGTCGCTTCTCATCGTCCGTCAGGGGAGGGATGAGGGCGCGGAACTCAGGGTCGATGCGGAGCATATTCATTTGTCACCACTCCTCTGGTTTGATCTCTCCTCTGTCGGCATAAAAAGAGGCAGCTATGCCCAGAGGAGAAAGCCTAGCTGCCTATATCCCCGCCGCCGAAGCGGGGAAACTTTGTTCACGGTTGTCACGGTACGCCTGTCAGATGTAGCGCCCCGCGCGTTGTTTCAACTCGCGCGCCGGTGGGCCTCGGGCGCGCAAAGGGCGGCCCCGAAGGACCGCCCGCGGC